TATGCATGCACATCGCATGAGCGGACATTTTGTATTTACGGAGTGTCAGTTATGGTAGCGATCGTACGTGACGTTGGGAATGGGATTGCCGCACATTGTGCGCCCATCACCCGAGAGCAGCTGAAACGAATCCAGCTGCAAATGCGTCTGGTCGGGGATGAAGACACCATCGACCTGTATTCACCGCTGGTCGGCAAGGTCATCAGTTCGGGGAAAGAGCACAAACTCACCCCGGATGAAGGACGCTTCGCTGTCGGAGGTGATCTATGGGAGTGGTGCTCCCTCAGCCAGCTACCGGCGTGGCTGCGTGATCTGGAGTCTCAACAGAGAAGCAAACACGGAACTTACTCCCGGCGTGTGCACTATGAAAATAGTGCGCTCCAACGGAGTGTCACCGCGTACTTCGTCGGGCATAAGGCACCCGTCGACGCCCAGATCATGGCCAAGGCCATCAGGAATGTCATCGCACGGCTCAGTTCGCCTTCAACTGCTAAACCAAGCTATTGGAGCTTGGAGCAGGCGGCCGAATCGTTCACCGGCCGCTCCAGCTACGGGTTTCCGTTCGCGAGCTCAGATCCTTCAGTGTGTCATCTACCTGCACTGGGGATGTCCAAGAAGATCCTCGATGGTTTCGAGGATATCATGAGGTACCCCTATACGATGGGGTTCCGGGGTCAGCCCGTTGGCACTGGTCAACCGGCAAAGTTCCGACCGATCTTTCAGGGGTCTCGTGTGGTCACTAACCTGGAAAAGATGATCCAGGGACCAGCCTTCGAGGCACTCGTCCACATCCCATGCTTTGCTGCATGGCGTGGTCCGGGTGCTGTGGACAAGGCCATCACAGAGATTCTCGATGACGAAGATCGCAACGGTCTGATCCTCAGCATCGACTACGCTGCATTCGATTCCTCAGTACCAGGAGTCCTGATCGATGCGGCGTTCGGTGTCCTTCGGGAGCTCATGAACGATTCAGCACATCCTTTCCTCATGGAAAGGTTGAAGGTACACTTCAAGTGTGCTGGTCTCATCGCACCTGACGGTTTCTACTACAACCGTCGAGATGGCATACCCTCAGGGTCAGGCTTCACCAACCTGCTCGGGAGTATAATCAACCTCCTCGTCATGGAATGCGCAGCAGAGGCGCTCCACTTCAGAGTTCTCGGCTGTCAAGTTCAGGGTGACGACGGGGTTTTCCGATTGACCAAGGGTCGCGAGTTTCCGCACGTCAATGAGATATCGGAATGGGTGCAAGAGAACCTGGGCATGACCCTGCATCCCTCAAAGCAGTTCGTTGGATACAAGGAGGTCCATTTCCTCCAAAATGTCCATCGGGCTACCTACAGATCCAACGGGATCTGTGTCGGGGTGCGTCCTCTCATGCGGGTGCTGAACGGCATGATGTCGTATGAGAGGTTTCGTCCGAACTGGTCTGGAGAGTGCGACACCATTCGCTGGATACAGCAGATGGAAGCTTCGAAGCATCATCCAATGTTCGAAGCCGCGGTCAGATGGCTCGCTGAAAGAGACGTCTACGCCGTGACTCCTTTCGCTGATCTCGTCACTGCAGCAGGAGGGACGGAGATGGTGGAGGGGCTTCTGTCGAGTGGGTTCCAGGGAGGCAAAACTCCTCTGGAAGGCTTGTATCAGTCGGAAACTGTACGAATCCTCGCGGGCATACGGCGAGGACTTTCTGCTCTCGCTCAGGCAAAGCCTGCGCCGCAGGAAGAAGACGTGATGGTTGACCTTCCACCTGGGGTGGAAGATTCCTCACCCATCGATCTATCGTGACTAGGGGCTGGTCTCAGCCTCATTCTATAAATGGTGAAAAGTGGCCAAGCAGAAGTTATCAACACTGGGCAAGCTCGGTGGAATGGCGGGCAACGCCATAGGAAAATGGATGGGCTTTGGTGGATTCATTCCACCTGGAGCGCGTCTAGCCAACTCCGGGAACGGGAGTTGGTGGGCGCTCGGAGAACCCAACACAGTTGGGTCAACCTCACAGCAGATCGGCCAATTTTGGGGGAGTAGCACAACTATTTCCGACCCGGTGACATCCACTATACCAGTCTGTGCCATTCTGATGGAGTCCCCGCGGACCGCATTGCAAATCAATGCGGCTCCGCTGCTCCCTCGGATGAAAGTCAAGATCCTTGACGGCCAGATCGACCTAGGTCCTCTTCAGAACCTAGCAGGGAGTCTCGTGGTGGGGAATGTGTATACGATTCAGCTCGGGGTGGGCATCTACCTGGCCCGGCTGAATGCAGGTGCTACTATCCTGTATGACATACAGGACCCCCTGTCTGCGGTCGACTGTTCCAGGTTTGACTGGATCTATCATGAGTCGAGGACGGTCAACTTCCTCGCGAGCTCAGTTCAAGCAGCTCAACCAATCGGAGTTCCTCTGACACCGAAGCTCTTCGATTTGTTCAACATGACCATCGATGTGGACATCACCCCAGGATCCGCTCTAATGTTGGCGGTGAACGCGGTCAGTTCCTCAGCGGGCTTCTTAGCTCCGCTGGGGACGAACGCATCCTTCATCCCCCAGCTCAAGGCCTTCCTGTCTGCTGTCGGAGCTTAAACACCCTGAAACTGGACTCGTTCTCACTTGTTCAGTGCCTCGACGTGCGTGCA